GTTGTCTGCGTCCGAGGCTGTTTTTTGCGGGCTTTTCTGTAAGTGAACACGCAGGCGGGCTCATCGTCGGCGTCCCGCGTTGAACGGGTCGAACGCGCCGCCCTTGTCGTAGCGATTGGGTGGCGGCCTGTGGAGCGCCGAAGCGGTCGGCGCTGTAGCGTTGGTCGGAGCGACAACAGCGCGCGGCTCACGCTTGCGCGCGCCGTCTTCCCATGTTGTGCGCGGCGCTTGCCAACACGACAGGGCGAGTGCGTCAGACCGGTCGGGTGAGCGACCGAGCAGCTTTCGGAGTTGCGGCTTCGGCGTCAGCACCGATTTGCCCTTGACGTTTGGAGCGAACTCCATTTCGGCGAGCTCTTCTTCGAGCAGCGCGTCTTCTGGCAAGCCGCCCCCGTCGCGCAGGTAGTCTGACAAGTTGCCGTACAGTTCGTCGCGGTGTTTGTTGTACAGGCTCGCGTTACGCTTCGGATTGTCCGACTCACGCACAAACCACAGTATAAACCGTGTCGGATGCTCTGCGCGGTACATTTCGATTACATCGCCGACGAGCTTGCCTGCTACGCCGAGCCGGTCGAAGTTCACGACGGGTTGCTCGCCGGGCAACACGTGTCGGTCGATGCACTCGAGCAGCTTGTTGAGGATGTCGCCCTTGTCGAGCTGTTCGTGCGCCTCGAGCTCAAGCACATGCTTACCGCGGCGAGCGCAAATCGCCGTGTCGTCGTTGCGTCCGTCACGGGCGCCGGCGAGTGCTGGGTCGAGGCCGATGTGCAAGAGTCCTTTCGGCTCGATGCGCTGGTTGGCGATCATCGCAGCGGCGAACACGTCGGCGCCAAAGGGTCGTAGTTGATGGGCTGAAGCGAACTCGCCCTTGATGTGCACCGCGACGTGGGCTGAATCTTCACCGTGCTCCGCAATCTCGGCTTCGACCCACTCGCGTGTGGCGAGTCCGGCGATCACGACGTGCCCGCTCACATAGTTTGGTGATTCGGTACTCGCGATGTGAAGCGCAGACCACGTCACGAGCTTGAACGTGCGCGCGAAGTAGCCGGTTGTCTTCGTTGGGTTGCCGCACAGCACGATGCTGCCGCCGCCGGCGAGCATGCCCGTGAGGGCGCCGAAGACTGTGTCCGCGACGCCGCTGCACTCGTCGCCGATGATCAAGCACTCGGGCGAGCCGAAGCCGAGGAGTCCTTCGATCTTACGCGCGGTCTTGCCGAAGATGCGCCGGCCGTAGCGTGGATCGCTGCCCTTCAAACCGCTCTTGCTCGTCAGCCCGCATACGCCGTCGATGATCGCGCTGTGAGGGCACGGGCGCGGCTGGTCCGGGTCGGCCTCGGCGCAGTCGGCACACAGTCCGCTGTTTGCGTGCAGGCGGCGAATCTCCGTCCACAGCACGCCATCGAGCTGCGCCTGGGTCGCGCTCGTGAGCAGCACGTCGCCGCGTTCGAACGAGCAGAACTGCCATAGCGCGAGGATCGCCAAACTGTTCGACTTGCTGACGCGTCGACCTGCACGGCACGTGACACGCTTGTGCGTGAGTACCGATTCGACGAGATCGATCTGACGTGACCAGCATCGAATGCCGAGCACTTCCCGAGCGAAGCGCACCGGGTCCTTGCGCCACTTCGGCGACGGCCAAGTGATGGTGTTGGCTTTCTGTCGCTCACGCGCGATGGCGCCAGCAAGGTCGGCTGCGAAGGTCCGCAGTTCGCTCGTGAGCTTGCGCAGGCGTCCCATTTAGACGCCGAGCTCGACAAGTGCTTCCGTGATGAGTCGGGCGCATCGTTCGCAGCCCCCGACAACGTACGCGAGGCGGTCCCGCACCATGCGCCACTCTTTGTGTTGAGCGACGACGCGATCCTGGGTGAGTAGATCGCGCATCTCGCATTCGTGCCGGAAGCGCAACGCCGTGAGCTCGCTTCGCGCTAGCTTTTCACGGGTGGTCGCGGTGGCGTTTGGATCGGTGGCGGCGGCGCGAATCTCGCGAATCAGCCGGTTCACAGACTCGAGGTTGGTCATCGAGGCCGGGTCGGCGTCCATGGCCGGCGCGTTGGGCAAGGCTGAGGTCGGGCTCGAGGCCGGCGGCTCGTCGTCGTCGGCTGCCTGCAAAGGGGTGTCGCCGGGCGGCTGCTCCCATGCCTCGACGGGGATGCTATACCAGCGCGCGATCCGCTCTTGCATGCCGCGTGTCGGGGTCGCTGTGCCTTGGCGCCATTCGTGAGCGGCGGCTTTTGTTGCGTCGAGGCGTCGAGCTAGCTCAGCCAACCGAACGTCGAGGGCTCGTAGACGGCGGACGGCCTCGTTGGTCGGGGGGTCATGGTAGACGGGTCTGCGGCTCATACATTGGCCAATCGGCTATTTGAATAACAGCGAAAATATAAGCCGATATTTTCACTGAAACCACAGCGCGAACCACAGAAACTAAATGGTACGCCGAACCACGGATAAACCGTGGCGAGCGTCTTCGACACCGTGCGGGGCTGGTTCAACAGCAAGCCGCTCTATGACGTCGGTCAGTCATACCGGACGGGCGCGCGCGAGCTGAACGACCCGCAGGTGCGCCAAACGCGCATGCTGATGGGCGGCGGCCTCTACCGCTCGAACGTCTCGCCGACCACGCCGTACCTGAATGACCTCGACTCGGCGGTCGAAGCGGCCGACATCGGGCAGCTACGGGCAGCCGCGCAGCTCCTGCAGGCCTGTGACCAGCACCCTGTGATTCAGGGCCTCATGGCCACGCGCACCGCCGGGCTGACTCGGTTGCCGGTGAAGTGGGCCGGCGACCCCGAGGTCATCGCGATCCTGAATCAGGGTGTCATCTCCGGCGTTGGACCTGACGATCCGAACTCGCTGTATGACTACCTCGTGCCGCCGCTCGAGCGGTCTCGCTTCAGCGAGGATGCGATCAAGCTCGGCGTGGCGGTCGGTGAGATCATGCCGACGACGAGCGGCCTGCCGATGTTTCGTCAGCTCGACCCGGCCGGCTTGCAGTACCGCGTCGATACGAACACTTGGATCTACAACTCGGTCGCGGGCCCAGTGAACATCGACCCGGGTGTGTGGCCGAACGACCGCGAGTCGGCGTTCGTGCTGTACACCGCCGGTCGCACGACCCCGTGGCGCCGAGGCATCTGGAAGGCCTTGTTGCAGGCGTACATCGTGTCGCTGCACGCGCTCATGTACCGCTCGGCGTGGGAGTCGAAGCTCGCGAACCCTGCCGTGTTCGTGACCACGCCGCTCGGCTGGGACGGCGGCATGGACGAAGAGTTCTTGACGCAGATCCAAGGGTGGGGCCTCAACAGCACCTTCCTCGCAAAGACCGGTGCCGAGGTCGAGCTCATGCAGAGCAACGGCATCGGCTACGACTCGTTCAGCAAGACCATCGCGCAGCAGACCGAGCAGATCATCTACCTCATCTCGGGCAACACGGTCGTTGCAGACGGCGGCTCGGGCTTTCAGAACGCCAGCCTCTACCGAGCGATCCGTGGTGACCTGATTCAGGCGGACGCGAACGGACTGTCAGGGGTCGAGAACTTTCAGATTCTGCCGCTCCTGCTCGAGGCGATGGGCTTCGGCGATCGCGCGGTGATGCGCGAGTACGTGACCACGCCGCCGGCCGAGCTCTCGAACGAAGCGCAGACGCTGACGCAGGTCGGCGCGGCCATCACGGCCCTGTCGCAGGCCTTCGCGGCTTCGGGGTCGACGCAGCAGCTCGACGTGGCGGCGCTGTGCACGAAGTTCAACATTCCGGTGCGTGGCGACGCCGATGGCGACGGCCGTCCCGAGCGCATCGAACCGGACGCGCGACCGGCCCTTGCGTTGGTCGAGCCCGTAGAGGCCGAGGAGAGTGCGGCATGACCGCGCAACGCTTCCAGCGTACGGGCCCGCTTGCGATCAGACCTTCGGCGATGTTCGAGCTGTTCGTCGGCCACACACCGCACGCAAACACCGAGCTCGCCGAAGGCGCAACCCAAGTCGTGACGGTGACCGGTCCGCTCTCGCAAGCAGGCACCGGCTCATGGTGTGACACCTACGAAGCTGTTCGGGCTCGCGTACAGGCGGCGCTTGCAAGCTCTGCACGTGCGGTGATTCTGAAACTCAACTCTCCGGGCGGCGATTTATATGGAGCGCTGGACACAGCGCGCGCTATCCGCGCCGACGCCGAAGTGGCGCACAAGCCGCTCGCTGCTTTCGTCGATGGCGAGGCGTGCAGCGCCGCGTACGCGCTCGCGTGCGCTGCAGATTCGATCACGTTGGGCCAAAGCGCGGTGGTCGGAAGCATCGGTGTAGTGCAAGCGCGTGAAGACGTAAGCCTTGCGCTCGCAGCGCGCGGCGTAAGCGTGAGCTTCGTCACGTCCGGATCGCGCAAGGCCTACGGTCATCCCGAACTCGGCATGACTGAAGCCGAGTTCGTAGATACGCAAGCGACGGTGAACCAACTGGCTGAGCCATTCCTAGCGTACGTGGCAGAGCGGCGCGGACTGCCGGTTGAGACTGTAGCCGGCTACGAGGCGGGGGTATTCACGGGTTCGGCTGCGCTTCAAGCGCGCCTAGCAGATGACAACACACTCAGTATCGACGCGCTGAGCGCGTTGCTGTTGAAACCAAAGGCAGAGGTCAAACCAATGGCCATGAGTATGAGTGAAATCAAGAAAGCGTTGCAGGCTGCGGCCGAAGGCGACGACCCAAAGGAACAGGCGGCAGCGCTCAAGATGCTTGCGGCGATGACTGCCGAGGAAGAGCCGGACGGCGACGAAGCCACGCCCGCAGGCGAAAGCGACGAAGAGAAGCCTGACGCTGAGAGCGACGAGGGAGACGACGAAGAGAAGAAGGAACCGCCGCCGGGCGCAGCCTCGGTCTCGAGCACGGTCTCAGCCTCGACCGCGAGCGGGCTTGCCTCGCAGCTAGCCGCCGCTACCCAACGTATCGCCGCGCTCGAGCGCGCGAACGAGCGGGTCGAGATCGACGGTCTGCTCAAGGGTCAACCGAAGGCGCTGCGCGACGCGCTGCGCGACAAGCCCGTAGCCGACGTACGCGCCATCGTTGCGGCACTGCCGAAGCCTGGGCGGCTGCCGGTCGTCACGACCTTGAGCACTCCGCAAGGCACTCCGGCGGCGGAGTCTGCCGAGGCCAAGGCGAAAGCAAAGGCAGAAGCGGATGCCAGGCAAATCGACCCACGCATTCTCGAGAAGATCAATCGTCAGACACGGCATGGCGCCGTGAAGAAGACCGCCACACGCATGATTGGTGGGTCACTCTACTTCGATGTCCCGGACGACTACGATCCGCGTAAATACGGGCTCAACACGGATACCCCTAACAACTAACGGGCGGCTGCCATTGGGCCCACGGAGCGACACGATATGTCGATCTTTAACTACCCGAATCCAACTATCACGAAGACCACGCAAGCACCGCTCACGAACGGCGTGACGGTCGCGCAAGGGGATGTCGTTTGTGGTGACCCTGCGACTGGACTGCTGATTGCGGCGAGCGCGGCGACGGCAACCGCAGTGCCAGTCGGGTTCGCTGCACGTGACTATGTCGGCGATGGCGTCACGCCGATCGAAGTCGAGCTGTTCAAGCCGACGTATGCCTATACGTTCTTGAACGATGCGACCAGCAACGTCGCCTTCGCCTTTACGAAGTGCTACGTCAAGGACGCGCAGACAGTGCAAGCGCTCGGCACCGGTAAGGCCGGGCTCGGCATCGCGCTGAAACGCACGGCTACCACAGTACTCGTCGCAGTGGTCGCGGTCGGCGACGACCTTGTCGGCACCGCCGAGGTGTAGCGCTTCCGCCACACGTAGAAAGCATAAAGGCCTAACAACATGTTTATTTCGCCTCAAATCATTTCCACGGTGCGCGATCGCATCCTGAACGCCGCGACTGATGTGCTCAACCAGAATCGCGCTGATCTGTGGTGGCGCGATGTTGCACAGGAAGAGTTCGGACAGAACGAAACCGAGATTTACACCTTCGCGATCCAAGCGGCGAAGTTGCAGGACATGGGTATCAAGGGGCAAGGCGTTGCGTTCGACTCGCGTCAATACCTTAAGAACTCGGTCACGCATCACTACTTCCGCGAAGGCTTCGCGCTGACGGACGGCGAGCTTAGCGACCTCGATTCAAACCGCATCCAGGCTGCGACGGATTGGGTCCGCGATATCACCTATGACGGGCTATACAATCCGCAGCGCTTGCTTGCGCAAGGGGTCTTGTTGGCGGGCACGAAAGCCTACGACGGGCTGTCGTACTTTCACACGGCCCACTACACGAACGGCGCGAACGCAGTGAACGGCACCTTCGGAAACAACTGGGTCGGCACGGGTTATGATATCTCAAGCGGTGTGACGCTCGACCTTGCCATCCAGAACCTCGCGGCTGCTCGGCAAAAGGTCAAGGTTCTTAAGGACCCATCTGGCAAGCCGCGCAACCTGCGGGTCAAGGCAGTGTTGGCCCCGGCGCCGCTTTATCCACGCTTGGTGCAGGTCATCCAAGCACAGTACGCGCCTGGTGCGGCTGCAACGGGTGGCGGCACACAAGACGTCGCCATGTTGTCGAGCGCACTTGGCTTTGGCAAGCCGCTCGAAGCTGTGGAGCTCGGCGCGGATTTCAGTGGTGCAACCGATGACGGCACCGCGTTCACGGGCAACGACAAAGCGTACTATATGGTCTGCGAGTACGCCGGACCGCACGCGCCCTTCGTGCTGTCGAACCGCGAGCCGTTCCGGCTGTTCGAAAACAGCATGAACTCGTCCGCGGAGCTTGCGCGCATCAACCAGTGGGAATGGATCTACTCGGGTCGTCAAGCCCTCATGCCGATGCATCCCTATCTCCTGCATCGCTTCTCGCCGACGTGATCGATTGAAGACCTAACAGCGGCTATGGCTCAGTATCTAACACTGTCAGAGTTCCGGGTGCGGACGCGCATGCCGCCCGAGTTCGTCGACGAACTCGAGGCGCGTTCGCCGGGATTCATCGATGTGAACTTGACCGAGCACAGCGCGTACATCGACATGCTGCTCGGCAAGCGTTACGTCGTGCCGTTCCAAGCACCGTATCCTATCGCCGTGACGCGCTGGCTCACGGCGATGACCACGCTCGACGCGTGGCTGCGTCGAGGCATCGCCGCGACGGACCAAGAGGCCGAAGTCTTCCGCGGCCAGTACGACGTCGCGCTCTCGGAGCTGAAGCAAGCCGCGAACGCGACCGACGGGCTCTTCGAGCTGCAGCTGCGACAGGACACCAACGCATCGGGCATCTCGAAGCAGTACCCGCGGAGCTACACCGAGAACAGCCCATTCGTGTGGAAGGTCGTGCAGGTCGACCGCGGCCGGCGTCAGGACATGTTCGGCAAAGGGTGGCGGCGATGACCCTCGATGAAATCCAACGCCGTGTTAAGTCCCTACCGCACGCGCTCACGGTCGAGGCGGCGCCCGAGCTCGCGAAGGCCATCCGCCTGGTCTACGTCGAGAACGTCACGCGTCAGGAAACGCCATACGGCGAGCGGTGGCCGCCACGCAAGCGCGGCACGCGTCCGGTGCTCGTGAACGCACCGGAATCGATCACCGCTTCATCATCCGGGGCGCGCATCAACATCACGATCCTCGGCATCAACGCACGTCACCACAAGGGCGCGGTGCGCGGCTCGGTGCAGCGTCAGATGATCCCGTACCGCAAGGATAAGCAACGCGGCATCACGCCGAAAGTGCGCGAGGCCATCGTGACGATCCTCGAGCGCCGCTTCCGTGAAACAACGGGCGGCGGCACATCGACCGCATCCACCCAGACGCACGGCGCGGGAGCGGTCACATGACGACCAAGCTCGCATGGATCAACTTGTTCGAGGTCGTGAGCGCGCGCTTCGTCGCTGAAGGTACGCCGGCCAAGAACATGTTTGGTTGGCGCATCCCGGCGCAGCATCCCATCGGCAACCGCATCGCGTGGGTGCCCGGCGACCCATCGGGCATCGTGGGCAGCTATTTGCCGCCACGCAATCCAGGTGGCTATCCGCGGTCGCTTGGCACGTTAGGCGAGTCGTTCACGATCCTCATCAACGGTCAGGATCCGAGCGACCCCGAGAACGAGATGCGTCAGTACGAGATCGTCAGGTACTTGCGTGATGCATGGTACCGCGCGGCGTACCACGCAGCATATGGCGCGTTTAGCGTGCGCAACGAGCAGTGGGTCAATGACCGCGTTGAGCGCCGGCATGGCGCCGCGCTCAAGATGGTGGTCGAACTGCAGGCCGCGGTTCTCGACGTGCCTTATCCCGAGACGGACCTCAGCGACGGCCTCGCGCCGCCCGACACGGGCGCATTGGTTGAAGTCACCGAGCTCGACGTGAGCGAGCTCATCACTGTTTCTCCAGGCGACACTCCAGACGACACCTAACAGGATCTAACAGGATGACCTTACCGCAAGTCACGATCACCGAGATCGATGGCGCGCTCGGCGTACTGCCCGCGAGCGAGGGCGCGCTGATGGCGTTCGTCGGACCGTCGACCGCCGGAGAGATTGCTACGCCCGTGGCGTTCGCACGTGTGACCGACGCCGTTGCGTACTTTGGCGCGGGTCCACTGGTCGAAGCCGCTGGCTACTACATTACGGCGACGGGCCGGCCCGCGTTGATGGTGCGGTCTGATACGGCAGCAGGGACAGCGGGCGAAGCGACTGTCGTCGTGCATACCGGCACGGGCACGTCGGTCGCGACAGTCGCGGGCACCTCGGAGTTCGCCGATGACTGGGAAGTCCTCGTGCAGATTGTCGCAGGCGGGACGATCGCCACGGCGGGCATCACCTATCGCGTGAGCTACGACGGGGGGCGTTCCCTCAGCCCGGTTGCGTCACTCGGAATCGCCAACTCCATCGACCTGGCGGGTGGGCTCACTGTCAGCCTCTCAGCCGGCACGATGGTCGCTGGCGACACGTATGCCTTCAACACCACGGCGCCAATCCCGTCGTCGGCTGAGGTGACCGCTGCGTTGACGGCGCTCGGGTCGACGATGATCGTGTGGGAACAAGTGTTCATCGTGTCGCCGCTCGACGCGGACACGTTCGATGCGGTCGAGCTCAAGGTCGAGAGCTTCCGAGCGATTGGCAAGTACCGCTCATGGATCGGCGGCGCGCCGATGGACGAAACCGACGTCGCGACGCTGACCGGCATGTTCGGGTCGAAGGCTACGACCCAAGGCTCCATCTGCGCAGGCGCGTGCAAGCTGACGAGCGGTGTGTCCGGGCGCAAGTACCGTCGATCGATCGGGTACGCCATCGCTGCGGCACAGGCGGTGTCCCACGAGATCGACATCGCCGATGTGAACCTCGGGTCGCTGCCTGGCGTCGCGATCCGCGATGCGAACGGCAACATCGACGAGCACGATGAATCGGTGATGCCGGGTCTCGACGACGCGCGCTTCATCACGCTGCGCACGTGGGACGGGTACCTGGGTGTGTACGTGACCCGGCCGCGGATCTTCTCCGTGGACGGTTCGGACTTCCAGCTCATTCCCCATCGCAGGGTGCTGAACCTCGCGGAAGCCGTGCTGCGGAACTACTTCATTCGCCGGCTCAATCGGCCCATCCGCGTCGACCCGAAGACAGGCTTCATCCTCGAGGCCGATGCGCGCGAGATTGAAGGCGGAGCGCTTGCTGCCATGCGTTCCGCGCTGCTTGCGGTGCCGAAGGCCTCGGGCGTGCAGTTTATCCTGTCGCGTACCGACAACATCCTGAGCACCAATACGCTCACGGGTACCGCGCGCGTCATCCCGCTCGCATACCCCGAGTACATCAACATCGAAGTCGGCTTCTACAACCCGGCCTTGGCCATCGCGGCCTAACGGAGTGCACGATGTCAGATCCCATTCGCGTCAACCAAAACCAACTGTCCTGGGGTTCGATTCGCTGCATCATCGATGGCGACCCGTTCACGGGATTCACTGCGATCTCGTATGCCGACAAGCGCGAGCGCGTGAAGGCCTACGGCATGGGCCGCCACCACGCTCCGCGCGGACGGTCGGCGGGCAAGTACACGACCGAGACGGTCAAGCTCACCGGGTGGAAGTCGTCAGTGCAGACTCTCATCACGCAGCTCGCCCTACGCGCGCCGGATCAAACCTCGTACGGCAACGTCGAGTTCACGATCTCGGTGATCTACAGCGAGCCCAGTGAGCCGAACGTCGACGTGCTCATCACGGGCTGTGTCATCACCAGCCAGTCTGCAGCGGATGAAGAGTCCGCTGACCCGCTCAAGGAAGAGCTCGAAATCGACTGCATGGCGATCCGCCGCAACGGGCTTGCCTTGTGGGATAACACGGAGCTGGCGCCTGTATGACCGATCTCGACGAACAGCTGGCCGCGATCCGCGCGCAGCGTATAGCGCTCCAGGAAAAGGCGGCCGCTCGACTCGAGCCGAGCGCCGAAGAGCAGTTGGCGCTCGAGCAGCGCGGGCTTGCCGAGGACACCGCCTTCGAGGCGGCACAGTCACAGTACGGCGCTCGAGCCGTTCGCATCGTGCGGACAGACGAAGGCGCAGTGATCTTGCGCCGGCCGCACATCGCAGCGTTCCGGAAGTTCCAGGACGCGGGCGAAGCCAACAGCGACACAACCGAGGAACTCGTGAAGGCCTCGCTCGTGCATCCTTCGAAGCCCGAGCTCGACAAGCTCTTGCGCGCGCAGCCGGGTGTGCTCGTGCAGCTCGCGAGTGTGTGCGTCGAGCTTGCCGGCTTTCGGACGGCGGACATCAAGGCAAAATAGAGTCGCTACGCACGGCGGCGCGTAACGATGATGGTGCAGCCGCCGCCTGTCTGCTCACTGCGCTTGGGTGGCGCGAATCGGAGTCCACTTCACAAACGGCTCGGGCGTACGTCGGCGCGATGCTGCTCGTCGATGGGATGCGTGAGCTTGGGCATTTGCGACGGATCTTGATCAAGGTGTTTGCACGCGAGTGAGCGCATGGCTGAAAGCGAAGCAAGAGCCTCTTTTGCAGTCGACATGGTCGATGGCGTTACGCCCGCGGCTGAGTCGGCTGCGTCTGCGATCAAGAAGCTGCAGTCGTCGATCGATGCTGACACCAAGTCGCTGAACGCGATGAACAAGGCCATGAAGTCCTTGAAGCAAGCGGCTACGCCCGATGTCGAGGCGATGAACCGTCTGCAGAAGTCCATCGACGGCGTGAAGTCACGCATCGCCGCAAACCAGACCGCGATCGTGCAGCAAGGCGGCAACTTCCGGCGCTCGAGCAAAGACACACAGAGCTTGCAAGACAAGCTGGCCGAGCTGTCTAAGACCTCGTCGATCCTGCCCGGCCCGCTCTCCAAGATGATCGGGATGTTGCAGCAGTTCGCGGGAGCCGGAGGCGTGGCACGTATTGCCGCGTTCGCGCTCGCAGCCGGCATTGTGGCGATCGGGTTTGCAGCAGGTAAGGCGGTCAAGGGGCTGACCGACTTCGCCATCAGCGCAGCCAACGCGCGCCGCAACGAGCTGCTCATGCTCGAGGCATCGACCAAGCTGCGCACGGCCACGTCGATGATGTTCGGGCTCGCAGCCGACAAGGCGGCGGACATGCAGGCCGCCGTCGACCAGGTCGCAGCGTCGGTGTCGATCGGCCGAGACAAGGTGGCCGGGTACGCTGCACAGCTCGAGCGCGCGGGTGTGCGCGGGGCGAACCTCAAGACAGCGTTGTCCGCCGTGTCGACGGCGGCGTCCGGATGGGGCGAAGAGCAAGCCAGTCAGACGCTCGGTTGGGCGGCGTCGCTCGCGCTCACGGGCGGCAATGTGCAGAAGCTCGCCGATCGCGTGAAGAATCAGATCGGCGGCGTCGTGCAGAAGAAGATGCTGTCGGCCGAAGTGCAGGCGCAGAAGCTCGCCGAGTCGCAGGCGGCGCTCTTCGCCGGCGTGAACATCGAGCCGCTGCTCAAGGCGCGTAAGGCGTTCAACGATCTGTTCTCGCAGGCGACGAGCTCGGGACAAGCACTCAAGCGATTGTTAGGTGGTCTGGTCGACCCGTTCATCCGAGGGCTCGAGTGGCTTGCACGTGCGGCGAAGATCACGATGCAAGAGCTCATCATCGCCGTGCTGCGCGCTGAGAACGTGTGGCTCAAGTTCCGGCTGTACGTCAAGAACGGGACGGACGACACGGCTAAGCGGCTGCGCATCATGCGCGATGCCTGGAATAGCGCGCTCAAGACGATCGGGGGAATGATCGAATGGGTGCTCGGACTGTTCGGCGACGAGTGGCAGACCGTGCTCGCTGCTGCCGGCGTCGTGCTCGCGAAGACGCTCGTGCCCGTGCTGTGGTCCGCGGCTACAGCAGCCTGGGGCTTCGCCGGTGGGCTTATCGCGTCCGCCGCGCCGATCATTGCAGCCGTCGCGGGCGTGTGGTTGCTCATCAAAGCGCTCAAGGCTGTTTGGGATGTATGGAACAGCGACGACCCTGCTGCCGCCGCAGTGAAGGTCGTGGACGGTTTTGTTGATGGCCTCGCGAATGGCATCGGCAAGGTCGTCGGCGCGTTCACTGATCTCGCGAAGGCCGGCATGCAGGCTTTCACGGGTTTGTGGGAGATCAAGTCACCGTCGAAGGTGATGGCGAAGTACGGCAAGGACATCGCTGCAGGCCTCGACATGGGCATCGAGGTCAGTAAGCCCGCGACCGAAGGCGCGATGAAAGATCTCGCATCGCCGCCGACTGGCGCGCCGGGCACGCGCTCGGGTGGTGGCGTGACCATTGGCACGCTCAACGTCACAGTCGGTGCGGGCGGCTCGCCGAGCATGGCGCGTGACGTCGCAGCGGCGATCAAGCGCGAGCTCGAGACGGTGCTCCAGACGGTCGCCATGCAGAGGGGAGCGCCTGCCACATGAGCGCGTGGAACCCCATCGAAGAGCCGATCGACCGCTGCCTGTTAGGCGGGTACCCGACGCCGGGCTTGTGCGAGGTCGCGGGCGCGAGCTCGCCGCGTAAATGGGATGAGCAAGCCGGCTATGCGATGACCGGCGCGATCTTGATTTACCGAGGCATCGCGCTGTCGCATTTCACGATGCGCTTCAAGCTATATACGACCGAGCACTGGCTGCAGTGGTCGGACATTCGGCCGATCCTGCTACGTCCGCCGATCGGCACGCGCGCGAAGGCGCTCGACGTCGATCACCCGGTGCTCAACGAAGTCGGCATCACGCACCTCGTCGTCGAAGACGTGTCTGCGCCCGAGCAGGTCGAAGACGGCGTGTGGAGTATTGAAGCGAAGTGCATCGAGTATCGGCGCTACAAGCAGGCGCTCGCCAAGCCCGACGGGGCCGACGCCACGCAGGTCGATCCGCGTGAGGTCGAGATCAAGCGCTTGAACGACGAGAACCAAGTGATGAACACGGCGCTCGATGAGGGCAATCCATGACCGAGCCCGTGTACGTCAGTGCGAACGGCTTTCCAGTGACGCGCGCGAGCGTGGTTGTCGGTTGGGGCGGCCCTTGGACCGCCGAGGTTCACATGCCGAACGCCAACGTGCTGACAGCGCCCGTGCGGCTACGCATCGGCTCGCTCGAGCTCGTTGGTGCGCCTGTGGAAGGCTCAGACGGCGTTTATGCCGATCAACGCCGTGTGCGGCTCGCCGGCGGCGCCGCCGGGTGGGCCAAGACGGTCACTGGACGCGGGTACCACAACGACGCGGGCGTGAAGGGCAGGCTCGTCGCCGAGGATGCAGCGCGCGACGTGGGTGAGACGCTCGGTGACTTCATTCCGAGTGCGGAGCGTGTCGGTGTCGACTTCGCTCGCGAGCCTGGGCCGGCGTCACGTGCCCTCGAGGCCGTGAGCGGGTCGGCCGCTTGGTGGGTGGACTACGCGGGTGTAACGCAGGTCGGGCTGCGGCCAGTCACGGCGGCTGCTCGCGGGTCGTACGTCGTGCTCAGCTACGACCCGTCGAACCGCACTGCCGAGCTCCAGATGGACGACCCGACGAGCGTGCGTGTCGGGTCCACGCTCGTCGACGGCCTCGACGTGCCCGGCGTGGTGCGCGAGATCGAGCTGGTCGCGAGCGGCGACGGTCCGCTCACGATGCACGTGTGGCTCGGTGGTACGTCGCAAGATGCCGGGCGGCTTGCCTCGCTGCTCGGTGCGATCGCCGCTCGAGCGACCGACGGGCGGCTGTACGGCTTGTATCGCTACCGGGTGGTCGAGCGGCATGGCGACGGGCGACTCGACCTGCAAGGCGTCGACAAGGCGCTCGGGCTGCCGGACCTGCGGTCGATCACGCCGTGGCCGGGAGTCGCCGGCGTGCGCATGACCGTAGCGGCGGGTGGGCAGGTGCTCGTCGCGTTTGCCGATGGCGACCGAGCTCGGCCAGTCGTCACGAGCTATCAGCCGTACGTGCAGGGCGCGAGCGGCTTCGAGCCGGATGCGCTCGTGCTCGGTGGGGCGAGTGGTGAACCGGCGGCGCGAGAGGGCGACGCAGTGGCGTGCGGAGGGGCCGGGTACACGATCATCATCGGCGCCCTTCCAACACCAGCGGCACCCGTCATGCTCGGCGTTCCGTATCCAGTCGGGTTTGGGTCGACGGCGCCGGCCGTGTTGGGCGGACAACTGGCGGGCAGGATCACCGAGGGCAGCGACGTCGTCAGCATCGCGCCGGAGCACCCCACACCATGACCGTGCTCGAAGCGCTCGTCGCTGCGCAGGTTGCGCTGATTCCGGTCGTGCCGCGCGTGGTGCCCGACGTGCTGTACTACGGCACCGACCTCGCGTGCGTACTCGACGTGACGCCCACGGTCGATGAGGTCAATCCACAGTCCACAGTCGCGATCGGCGAAGGCCTCGTGCGCCGGTTCATCACCCCGCGTACTCGCGTGCTCGATGACGACACGTATGGGTTTGACCTGCGTGGTCAGCTGAATCATGGGGTCACGCAGCCTGGGTTGACGCGGCTGCAGTCGTCGATCCGCGTCGAGTGCTTGAAAGACGATCGGGTCGAAGACGCGACCGTGACGGTCACGATGACGAGCGTCGCGTCGCGACAGATGCGCGTGCAGATCTCAGCGACGGCGGTGGACAGCGCCCAAGAGTTCAGCCTGACGTTCTTTGTGACCGCAGACGGCGTTCAACTCATCGCGAGCATTGACCAGCATGGCTAGACTTACACTCGACGAACTGACTACGCCGCTCACTCGCCAACAGGTTGAAGCGTCGATCTACTCGGTGCTCGCGCGCCTGGGCGTGCCGACCACGTCGTGGAAGCCCGGCGCGGTCGTGCGTACGATGATCGTCGGCGTGTCGGCCGTGTTCGCGGCCTACAGCGAGCTCATGGCATTGATCGCGCGCTCGGGCTTTCTCGAGCTGTCGTCGGGAGACTGGCTCACGCTTGTCGCTCAATATGTGTACGGCGTCGAACGGCTCGACGCGACGTTCGCCAGCGGCACCGTCCTCGTGTCGAACAGCACTACGGGCTCCTTCTACGGGTTCGAGCCGGGCGATCTCATCGTCAAGAATACGGTCACTGGTGCGACCTATCGAAACATTGCCACGTTCAACTTGCCAGCGAACACGACTGACTTGCCGGTCTCCGTAGTTGCGTCCGAGCCGGGCGCCGCCTCGAGCGCGCAAGCGAACACCGTGACATCGGTCGTGACGGCGTTGCCCGGCCTGTCGGTCGACAATGATGTGGCGTTCTTTGGTACCGATGAAGAGACTGACGCGCAGCTGCGGGCGCGCTGTAGCGAAAAGCTTGGCGCCTTGTCGCCGATGGGCCCATGGGACGCATACACCTCGGCGCTGCGCAACGCGACTGACGGCAATGGTCGCAACCTAGGCATCACGCGCGTGTCGCTCTTGCCCGATGGGTACGGGCACATCGATGTGTACTGTGCGACGGCAACCGGGACGCTCCCTGATGCTGACGTACCCTTCGCTGAGGAAGCCATTCAGCAGTGGGCTGTGCCACAAGGCATCACAGCCACTGTACATCCGGCCGTTACCGTGGTGCTCGACGTCGCGGCGGATGTGTATGTGTACAACACGTCGGGTCAAACGGACGAGCAGATCAAAGCAGCGATCATCACGTCGGTCGATACGTTTGTGTTCGCGCAGCCGGTCGGCGGGAACGTCCATGGCCCGGGTGTCACGCCGCCGAACGGCATGGTGTACCGAGACGCGCTGAGTGCGGCGATTTCGAGAACCTTGCCAGACGGGTTGATCTTCCACGTCGCCATCTCGACGCCGACCGCTGACGTGAGCATGACGCCGCTACAAGTGCTCGTCGTTGGAAGCACGAGCGGGATTGTGGTGCATCAAGTCTCGCCGCAGGAAGGTTTCCACCCATGAACCGCGCCAACGTGTTGCGGCTCACGAGGTCGAGCGGCGACGAGCCCAACCGCGCCGCGACGCCGCTCATCACGTTTCGTGACACCGTATGGTCGATCTGCCCACCGTGGCTGCAGACCGGCACAGCGCAGAAGATCCTGTACGCCATCGCGGTGCAGCTAGACGCGGCGGGCGACGCGCTCGTAGCCGGCGTCAAGATGCGGTTTCCAGGACTGTATAGCTTCGATTCGCTGTCTGAGATCAGCCGTGAGCGGCGTATCCGACCGGGACTGAATGAGCTCGACGAGAACTTCACGCTTCGGCTTCGCCGATGGTTCGACGACCATCGCCGGCGCGGCGGTCCGTACGCTTTGCTCACGCAGCTGTACTACCACTACGCGCCGAACTGCCCGCGCATGACCCTCGAGTACCGCTCGGGCATGCGCTTTGACATGGCACCGGATGGCACGGTCACGCGCTCGCTGCCCATCAAACCGAACTTCGACCAGTGGTCACGTTGGGTGCTGATGATTTGGGATGTCACTGTGCCGCCGGCTGACGTGGCTGTGATTCCGCGCGAGTGGATTGCGCAGCACGTGTTCGGCGATGTGGTCGTGGTGCCGCCGGACGCCGAGCTCTGGGATTACCCGGTCGATCACGTGTGGAACGAATCAGGCGTATGGGACACGCCCGACATCGTGATTTCTATACCCGTCAACCATTAGGTCTAACGTATGGCCCATACACTGACAGAGGTTGCGAGCTTTGATCCGACGGTGACCGTGCCGGATGGCACGGATTCTCGCGCGAATGCCGCAGAGGTCGTGCAGGGTATCGCGCAGGCACTCGCGAACCGCACGCAGTACCTCAAACCACGTGCAGATGACGCGGCGCAGCTGTCAGCCGCGAACACGTTCACGCAAGCGAACACGTTCTCGAGCACGGTAACTGTCACTGGCACCACGACGCTCAATGGCGCCGTGACAGCCGCAGACGGCACAGTGAACGTGACTGGTGGTTTGCAAGCGACCGGCGCTTTGACGGGCGGCTCGTTGAGTGTCAGCGGCGCCGCGACGCTGAGTAGCGCAACAGTTAATGGAACGACGACGCTCAACGGCAATCTGACCGCGTCAGACGGCACGCTCGAGGTAGCGAGTGCGATCGCTGCGACCGGAGCGATTTCGACCGACGGCAATCTCATCTTGGACGACATCACGAAGGACGTGGTGTACTCGCCGAGCTCGCTGGCAATACGCTATGTCAACGTGCCGCTGTCCCTTGGTCGGCAGCTGACGTCGAATGGCAGTTACGATACTGCATTCGACACATGGGGCCTGACGCTCAGCGGCGGTCCTGCAAAGATTCGTTTTCCTGTGTGCGGCGTCCCACGTGGCGCGCCTGCTATCGGCCTTGAGGCTGTATGGCGCGCGCATGATGTGGCCGCAGCGAATGTGGCCGCGATCATCGTGAACGCACAAGCAGCGTGGGGTGCCGCAGGTGGTGCGCTGGTCACCCCGACGGATCCCGTGACGCTGGTCACACTGAATCACACGACCGGTTTTTCGGCCACGCAGTGCACGAGGTCTACGCTGTTCATCCCCGAAATACACACAGTGAACAACGCTGGCGTTGCCTACTTCATCGATGTCCAACTGTTTGACGGACCAAACAATCGACTGTTCGGGCTGCGATTCTATTACCTCGACCCCGGCGCAAGGAATGGGTGACCTCTCATGTCATTTCTAGACCCGATTACAGCGGCTGGTCCAGCAACCGAACTCGACACGACGGGTGCAGCAGTCAACGTCAACCAAGCTGCTCCGCCGACGACAGGCCAAGTTCTCACTGCGACCGATGCGACTCACGCCACGTGGCAAACGCCGAGCGGCGGTGGCGGCGGTGGCGGGGACGGTGGCAACGCGGGTGGCTTGGAAACGAGCGGCGCACCGGTCGACGTCGCGAGCGCCGCGCCGCCCGTTGCCGGTCAAGTGTTGATGGCGACCGATGCCGAGCACGCCACATGGCGCGTGCCAGGCCTGCACTACGACCCGTCGATCAAGTTTTGGACTAGCTCTGCGGGGTCCGCGACCATCGAGCCGGGGACATGGGGATTCATCGAGCAAGGGGTCGGTGCGACGACGCCGATCGTCGTGTCGATCGTGTCGTCGCTCGACGCACCACCTGTCGACTCGCGATTCGGTCTGTATGTCGGCCGTGACGTGACAGTCCCTGTCAGTGTCACGGTGCTCGGCGCATCGCAGATCCAAGGGCTCGATGGCGAGCTGGGCACGTCCACGCCGCTCTTACCCGGCGCTGATTACGAGTGGGTTTTCTATCACGAGGGTGGGGCGGCACTTTGGGGGTTAGTCAGTGACACGGCGGCCGCTGCGAAGCGCCTATGGGTCGAAGGCGGGATGGTCGAGCTCACAGGATCGCCGCCGCCTACCGCGGGCGACGTGCTTAAAGCTGTCGACGCGAACCACGCAGCGTGGGGGCCGCCTGGTGCGAGCGGGCTGACGTATATCGGCGCGAGCGGAACGCCGCTGCCGGGCCAGTGGTGTCTGGTCGACTCGGGTGTATCTGGCGTCACGACGCCGGCCGATGCGGTGGCGGGCGATACGTTCGGGGTGTTCGTGCTGCCAACGCGCGATGTGTGGCTCGACGTGCAGACGGGGCAAGAGCTGTCGCTGGGTAACTGGGTCGGTGACCCGTCCGAGAGTCTGCGGCTCCGCGGGGGCAGCTATTACGAGTGGACACTGCAGCCGCTCGGCGAGGTCCTGCGGTGGATGCCGCGCGGCACGACCGCGGCACTGCCGGCGCCGCTCTGGCGTCGAGACTTCGGCGTTACGTATCCCAATGAATGGGTGATGGCTGACGACTACGACTATGTCGTGCACATGCCGGCGTCGGCACGTCCGGGCGATTCGTTCGGGATCTACGTGCCGGCCACAAGCACCACGTGTGAGGTGATCCCGCCGTCCGGCCGGGGCGTTGAAAGCCCGGATGACATCGGCAATCCGGTGCTAGGTCCGAGCAGCATCACCGTCGAAGGCGGTACTTACTACGAATGGATCTACGCCAACACCGATGGCGGCGTGTGGCGGCCGCGGCAGAACATGCGATCGCAGCCCATGGCTGCAGCCAAGAGCGCGTATAAGCAACCGGTGCGTGTCGTCGCGACTTCGCACGTTGCAGCAGCTCTCACCGGTGGCGTGGCGACTGTCGACGGTGTGACGCTCGCGCTCGACGATCGCGTTTTGCTTACGGCGCAGTCGAGCGCGTCGACGAATGGGATTCGAGCCGTCAGCTCGAGCGGTTTCCCTTGGTACAGGCCGACCGATGCGGATGAATCCGCGAAGCTGCCGCCTAGCTCGATCATTCCGGTTCGCGAGGGCACGGCCAACGCGGACACACTTTGGACGCTGACGACAAACGCCGTCACGCTCGATTCAACGGCGCTCGCGTTCCAAAAGATCGGCAGTGGCGCCGCGCTCGCATCGACGCCGCCTACGCAAATCACTGTCACAACGGCGGCGGTAGGCGCAGGCACAACGGCGGCACGCGATAACCATGTGCACAGCGTGGCGACTGGTTCGCCTGTCGCGCTGGCCGTGGCGGATGCCGGCAGCGATGGAACGTCGACCAGCTTGGCGCGTGCCGATCACGGGCACCCTATGCCGGGTTTAGCAACGTCCGTGGTTAGCGGTTTCATGTCGGCAAGCCAGTTCACGAAACTCGGTTTACTGCCAGATCCAACGCTCAATAACTTTCGGCTATCTAACGGCGCAAACAGTCTTTCGGATGACGCTGTCGCCAACCCGCTCAACCTAGTCGCTCATAACGGCGATAGAATCTGCGTGTACACCGGAACAGAGTGGGCGGTGTGCAGGCCATCAGTCATGCCAACCATCAACGTGTCCGGCCAAAGTGCGGGGATACCGTGCGACGTGTTCGCTGTGTATTCTAGCGCCACGGCGCTGACGTTGGAGCTGACGCCATGGGCCAGCGCATCGGCGCGGGCGACGGCGATCGTCCAAGTCGATGGCGTTTGGACAAAAAGCGGGGCGCAGACTCGGCGCTATTTGGGAACCATCTTGCCGAATGCGGCCACGACATACTTCCATCAGACTAATGCGACAGGCATAAACGGCTCTATATGCGGCGTATGGAACCAAGACAACCGCATGCTGGTTTCGTTTCTATGGACCGCGGCATTCACTAGCTGGACTGCCACAGGCACGGGATGGCAAAACCTGAACGGTGTTGCTACCGGCAAGTTTCAGCTTTTGCAGGGACGCTCAACTGATGTGATGTCAGCTGTCCACTGGGCCAGCGTTGACGCTGTGGGAGCGACTGTGAGCGTGGGTATTGGCGTGAACTCGTCGTCGACGCCGGCCAGTGGCTTGCGGGATCTGACAAACACCGCCGCAGGCATCATCCACCCTCTGAAAGCAGAGATCCGACAAAGAATAACGGCCATTGGCGTGCACAACATTCAGCCCATAGTGAACACAAGCGCGGCTACCCCTATTTTCTACGGGGCGAATGGCGCGGGGCAGTCCGGACTGATCGCTCACCACTGGTGTTAGTTCCCATGACGCCGCCTATCAACCTAGTCCCCAATCCGATCCAGCTCCGCTGTGCCTTCGGCGCGTCCGTCGCGATGCGCATGCACGCGTATCGCCCCGACGGCAGTGCTTTCGATCTGACGCCATACACGATCACAGCGCCTTTCATCGTGGACGGCGGCGGGCCGGTGCCTGCTGTCGCAGGGTGGCTCGTGGCGGTGGACCTCGCGACGTCATCCGTCCACCTGTCGCTCGCCGAAGACGACACGCTGGCGCTCGCGCCGGGCGGCAAGTCCGCGACGTGGCACTGGGCGGTGTGGCTCGGCAGTGGCGTGGCACCCGAGCGGATCTTGTTCGCGCACGGAGATCTTGGGCTGCTGCAACCGTAAGGGGCTCTCACACATGTCTGACTGTTGTGTCGTCAACGTAGTTGTCCCCGAAACACCGGTGTTCCGCGTGGTGGTGGCTCAAGGCGGCAGCCCCGGACCGCAGGGTGAGCAAGGGCCACAAGGCGAAGTCGGGCCTGTCGGACCGCAAGGCGAGCAGGGCCCGCAAGGCGAGCAAGGGATACAAGGCATCGTCGGGCCGGTGGGCCCGCAAGGCCCGATCGGCAACACCGGCCCGCAAGGCCCGCAAGGCGACGTCGGGCCGATGGGACCACAAGGCGACGTCGGTGCGACGGGCCCGCAGGGGCCGATCGGTGCGACGGGCCCGCAGGGGCCACAAGGCATCCAAGGCCCGATCGGTGCGACGGGCCCTCAAGGTCCACAAGGCGATCAAGGTCCGCAAGGCAGTGTCGGTCCCGTAGGTCCGCAGCCGCCGCTCACGACCACCACGCCCACGCAAATCACGGTGCAAGCGGCGGTGGTCGGCGTCTCGACAGAGGCGGCGCATGCCGATCACATGCACGGCATTGCGACTGCGGCGCCGCAGTCACTCACGATCGGCGGCACTAACTCGTCAGGCAACTCAATCTCTGTCGCGCGTGCTAGCCACGTGCATCAGCTGCCGTCGCTCGCGACGACGACCGTGGATGGATTCTTTGCGGCGACGGACAAAGTCCGGCTTGATGGGATGGCCACCGGCGCAGCGGCGTTGACGAACGTGGCCCCGTCAAGTGTGGGAGCTCAAGCAGCAGTGGTCGGCACCGGCACTGCGGCGGCTCGTGAAGATCATACGCATGCAGTGCTGATATCCACGCCTGTTACGCTGGCCATCGGCGGAACGAACGTGCAAGGGCTCGGCAACGGGCTCGCGCGTGCGAGCCATATTCACGCGCTGCCGAACCTTGTCACCACGACCGTCGACGGATTCATGGCTGCGACGGACAAGGTGCGGCTCGATGGCATGGCCACCGGTGCAGCCGCACTGACTGGCACCACACCGGTCAATGTCGACAGCGGCACTGCAGCGCTGGGCTCTGCGACCGTCGCTGCACGTGGCGATCACAAGCACAGCGTGGCAGTCAACATCCCGTCAACGCTAGTCGTCGGCGGAGCGAATACCCAAGGCATAAACGCGTCGCTCGCACGCTCGGATCACCTTCACGCTCTTCCCGCTTTCGGCGTAAACACGGGCCAGTTTTGTGAGGGATCCGACCTGCGCCTCAGTTTCCCGCAGCGATTCGGCGCGCGGCTGGCGGGTTTCAGCAGCGATCCGATGACTCCCGACGGCGTGTTTTCGACTGTCTATTTGACGTCGCACATCGACAAATACATATCGCTGTATGTGCTGGCGTCGAGCGGTTACTACAGCCGCGACGGTTGGTATCCGTATTCGATCGGCACGCCGCCGTCTGTCGCTCTGACCGGCCTAACAGCGGGCGTGCCTGCGGACGTCTACGCGTACGCCACGAGCGCGTCAGCGGTCGCGCTCGAGCTCGTGCCTTGGACTGATGCAACGACGCGCGCAACGACGCTCAATCGCGTGCAGGATGGTGTGTGGCACAAAAACGGCGACGTCACGCGTCGCTATGTCGGCTCGATCCTTCCGTCGTCTGCCACGCAAATGACAATGCTTAGACGTGGCACCGGTGGTGCGAAGGCGTCGTGCTGCATATTCAACGCGTCGAACCGAGTACGTTCGCAGTTCGTGTGGGTCGCCAATGCGGCCGACTGGGCGATCCCGAGTTCGGGCACATGGCTGCAGTTCAATGCGGACACGAACGCGCGCGTCGACTGGGTTACGGGCATCCCGAGCGAAGACGCCGGCATGACCGCCTATGCAGCGCTCGCGCCCACCGGTGCGGACGTCGCGATCGGGATTGGGTACGACTCGACCTCGACACCGGCCGGTCTGCGCGGTTACGCGTCAGGCACGGGGATCGTCGTACCAGGCGTCGCCGCGCACGGGCTGTCACCGGCTGTGGGAGCGCACTATGCCGCCATGCTGGGTCGCACGTCCGGGGCGGGGCACGTCTACGGGACCAGCGGGCTCGCCGCGGCAGGCTTGGCTGTCGATCTCTTTTGGTGATTAGTACGCGAGCTCGAGCGAATAGGGCGGGTTGGGCAACAGGTTCACGACGTCGGCCGGTACCGGCTCGACGGCCCAGTACTTGGCAGTGTTCTCTATGCCTTCGCACGCGCCGTAAGACGTCCAGGCATACACCTTTGCTGGCGCCGTCGGCGCTCCTGTGCCGCTGTGGTAAAGCCGGCCCGCAACCGAGAAAACCTGCATGTGGCTCGAAGCGATGGGCTTGGTGCATCCGGCGTCCGAGTACCACCAAAGCGCGGCGGTCACGTGCCATTCAGCGGCCTCGGCCATGATGGCGGA